TTCTTCTTCTTATCCAGGAAATCATGGACCGTCATCTTCCCCAGCAGCATATGAATAATCATAAATATCGCAAATACTCCGCATTCCGAGTCGTTTCGCTGATGTGATACATCATTGATATACTCCTTGAATGGAATACCGTTGGCATCGCCTTGTTCTTTCACCATCTTCATAAATGTGCGAATCCGGCGTTGCGGTTTATCGCCAGTACTATCAAAAAAGAAGATGACTTTCGCGCGCACATCGATAAACATCGAAACCCAGTGCTCCCCCGGTTTATCGTGCGGGTCGGTATTAAATACAATCCCGATTTTCTGTTTGCCGTTTTTCACGTGTTTCATAATATCGAATTTACATAATTCATCCCAAACGCATTGCCCGTCATCGAGGACTTCATCGAAATCGACGGGTGATGGACCGATGAAAAGAAACGACGGGACCGCGTGTTCGTATTGTTTCAGTGAGTTCGCGATATCGATACTCGACAACCACTCGTGGATATCCTTCTTCCACGATTTCGGTGCTTGTGGTGCGAATGTATGATGAAGCATCTCGTCATCCATCCCGGAGGATGCGAATTTCTGGCGTAACCAGCACGCCTCCTGGTGGCATACACGGCTCATATTGTTTTTAAGGGCGGTCCATATGGCGCGCGGGTCTGTGTCTTGGATTTTCTGGTCGGGGTGCCGTTTATTCCAGAGTATTTTCAGCTTGTCGAGAGATTTGGATGAATAACAGGAGAAATCCTTGGTTTCATTAACAGTTTCATCTTTGGGCGCACAACTAACGGATTTGAATTTACTGCCGTCTTTGGCGTCTTTGGCGTCTTTGGCGGCAGCGGCGTCTTTCGCATCGGCTTCTGCGATGACTTGGTCCATTCGAATGCTAAACTTATACTATTATGTCATAAAAAATTGAACTGTTTATATTCTATTCAATCGGGTGATACATCAGATTCATTTCTCGTTCGTTCGCAATGGTTGTTCGCACTCGCTCTTCCGGTACTTCTGCCGCTGTCGTATCCGTCGCTGCTCCCGCCAGCGTCGCAGTTCCCGCAAGCGTCGCAGTTCCCGTCGTCCGTGCTCCTCGTCGCGCCGCACGTTTCGCCACCCCATCTTATACCGACGCAAGCCTTCGCAGCTATAAAATATATACACCCAAGCGCCGCCCTGTTAGGGGTGTTGTCGCCGAGGAATCAGAACCGGAACTCGGTTTCGAAAATGCCGCCGTCGAGGCGGCCGAGGCCCTGGCCTCGATGAACTACGCGTCCGAGGCGTCCGAGGCGTACGAGGCGTACGAGGCGTCCGAGGCACCCATTCCCGCCGCCGCCGCCGCCGCCACCGCGTCATTTCACCACCCCCGGTCATGTCTTAACCCGATGCGTCCCGTGACGCGGTATATCTACAAATTGAACGTCTACAATTTGTCCCAGACCTCCCAGTATAACCGCGATACACGGACGTATCACGTCTACAGCGTCATCTCGACGACGGGTGCGGGCGGTGCGGCGGCATCGGCGGCGGCGACAGGAGAATCATCATTGCCCGAGCCAACCAACACGATTCAGACCCGATACACTACATATATGAGTGCTGATTCATATATTATGAATGTTGTCATTCCTTGCGACCAGCGCGAATACTGTGTTTTGGCCGATTTCGTCGGTGTCATCATGGACGACAACGAGTTCAAGCAGCGCGCATTTGGCGAGGATTCGTGTTATTACGACATTGACGAACTCTGGAACAGCCACGACTCAAAAGAAACACTCACCGGACACAAGATGTTTGTTCTCACACCCACCCGCGTGTATTACTGGGACGCTGGTGCGGGAAGTGTACCGACGGCTGCGATGTATACGGTTGATGTTATCAATAGCGCATTGAATATCATTGCGTCTGTTCACCAGTAACGCGCTCGCTCACCGGCTTCGTTCACTGGCTTCGCTCAGTCGCTTGGCTCAGTCGCTTCGCTCAGTCGCTTGGCTTCGCTTCGCTTCGCTATTTCGTCATGATAATCGCGTATTTGTGGTAAATTCGCTGATGACGCTACCGGTGCTGGTTTCATCACAATAAAATCGTCCATTGTTTTTTTACGAATACACATTTTATTCGCAAATGAAATCAACGCTTTGTTGTCTTCGATGTATCTCGGTGGCGCGGCTGGTTCTGGTTCTGGTTCTGGGTCTGGTTCGGTGGCGCGCACCGGCGTTGGCAATGGCGCTTCCTGGATTCGTTTATCTAATTCTTGTCGTGCGTTGCTTACCGCGCTGGCGCCGTCCTCTAATTCGGCGCCTCCTTCGGAAGCGTATTTTTCCTTCTGTATCATCTCCGTTACATCCTTCCACTTCAAATACCGAATACAGCATTTCATATACGCGTGATACGATTCATTTACGTCATTGTCGTCACACTCACTGTCGAACAAATCTCTCGTCATATCGATTATCCGTTCCTTATAGTAGACCTGTTCTCTACAAAATATATCTGCGAGTGTCTGTGCGTTGGTCTTCGCTTTCAAATATTTGTCATAATGATTCCGGTTCGACATCACCGATAACGTGAATTCGTCGAATTCATTCCAAGGGGCAGCGGGTCTCGTCGTCGATGCGACAGCGGGCGTCGTCGTCGATGTATCCATCGTATATTACACAAATCCGTGATAAATTAGTGTAATAATATTATTTATACCGACGGACTCCATCGGTATTTATTGACGGCGCATCGTCAGGTGTTCGCGCGCATTCGATGACGCGGTTGCGCGTGGTATAAATGTCGCGAAATCCGACGACGGTGGTTTCATGGTTTCGTTGGCAGCCTCACGCCCCCCCGAAAACCCTTCCGCGATATGCGATACCTGCCTCTGTTGCTCCTTTTCTTTACGTTTCTTATCCAGTTGTTCCTGGGGGATATAATTCGTGACGGGTTCGATAGTGGGCCCACCTTCTCCCGTACAGAATCCATCATGTGTACAATTCAGGGTGCGAAGCTGATACCTCGTTGAATTCTCAAACGTCAATCTTCCTAAATCGTTCGGGTTCGGGTTCATCGGTGCGAAATTCGTCGCGCCGTTATCGAATAAATACGGATTCGGTTGTGTGACATTATCACGCGAATCAATCGTCACTTTATACAGGTCGCTTCTTGAATCAGGGACATATTCTGCGCGGTCATTTCGCTGATGGGCGAAGAATTGGTTTCGCAATGATGACTCTAAATTGACCCGTTCCGCCCATCCTCGCCACGGTGCTTTCCCATTGCCCGGATTGAAGACGGTTTCAGTAGAGAAATTCTGGTATGCGGCGATAGGGACGGTGGGTGTCGGGCGCGACTCGAGTATCGGCATCGTCGCGTATTTCGATGAAATCGGGCGAACATCATATGCGGGCCGGAGTGCGGTTGAAGGGATAACCCGCTCATAAATTCGTGTATTGATTTCGGTTAAACGGTCGTGGTGATTTGAATATGCGCCGTTGACTACGCCATGAAGTTCCATTGTGTAACTACTTTATAATATGAAAATATAATTTACAAGAAGTGTAAAATCGAATATAAACATACGTTTGTGTTATTATATATCGCGTTGACACTCTGCCGACAGACATGTGCGGTATCTTTTATTTCGAAACCGTCAGCCGCATCGCCCTCGCCCAACTAAAAACACTCCAAGAAACATGGATTGTTTCGTCTCACCGCGGACCTGATAAATCGGTGTTTATGAAGGATGATACTCGCGCCTGGGGATTTCATCGTCTATCTATCAACGGGATGGAGCCCGCAGCCGACCAGCCATTTCATCTAAAGAACTGCCGGTTGATTTGTAACGGCGAAATCTACAACTTTCGTAGCTTGATTGAGGAGTTCGGATTGGAGGGCGAGTATCAGAGCGGTTCAGATTGCGAGATTATCATCCACTTGTATCGCAAAATCGGAATTCACGAGACACTGCGTCGCCTGGACGGTGTGTTTGGGTTTGTATTACATGATTACGATAATGACCTGACATATGTGGCGCGCGACCCGGTGGGTGTTCGTTCGCTTTATATCGGGGTTTGCCGCCACGATGGCGCATTCGGCGGCGAGTATTCGGACTCGCTGTGTGTTTCGCTGAACCCGGACCATTACGGGATTTGTATTGCGAGTGAGATGAAATCGATACATGTATTATGCGATACCATCGCGCAGTTTCCCGCGGGGTGTTATATGGAGTATTCCGGTGCGGATAGTGAGGATGGCACTGCGGTATTCAAGTCGTATTATGAGAATGCGAGTATTTATTATGATTCGGACAAGGTGGTGTTGAAACGCACCAACGATGAAAGTATGTTGGAGTGTCAGGTGAAGAATCTTCGTGTGCGTTATTCGTATCCGGTGGCGTCGATGCCCGGCGAGGGCGGCGGCGCAGAGGTCGCAGAGGCCGATGTCTGCCGCAATATCCGCGAGTTATTCACCGCCGCTGTCAAGAAACGCCTCATGAGCGAGCGACCTGTTGGATGTTTACTGTCGGGCGGATTGGATAGTTCACTGGTTACGGCGATTGTTGCGCGAGAGTTGAAGAAGACCGCGCCGGATACTGTGCTGAATACGTATAGCATCGGGCTTACCGGGTCGGTGGATTTGATTTGGGCACGTCGGGTCGCCGAATATCTCGGGACGTGTCATCACGAGGTCGCACTTACCGAGCGCGATTTCCTGGACGCGATTCACGAAACCATCTATCAGACCGAGAGTTATTGTACTACAACCATCCGCGCTTCGGTGGGGAATTATCTCATCAGTAAATATATCCAACAACAGAGCGATGATGTCGTTATCTACTGCGGGGATATGTCCGATGAGATTTTTGGGTCATACCGCGGGTTCTTGAAAGCGCCGACCGATGCGGATTTCAAGGCGGAAAATGAGCGCATGATTCGCGATGTCCGGTTTTTTGACCTCCTTCGGTCGGATAAGAGCATCAGTGGTGCGGGATTGGAGGCACGGGTGCCGTTTGCGGATAAGGCATTTTTGACGTACGTGTTGTC